TGATCGGACAGGACATCGCGACTGCCCTGCATGACCTGAGCGGAACCGGGCATGTTGGACAGGGTATTGCCAACGATCGCCTTCCCGCGCCCAAGCGCCTCCATGGGAAGATCAATGCCGTAATTCTGCGCCGTTTCGACCGCTTTAGCTGCGGCAGACGGGGCGCGATTGGCTATCTTATCGAGCAGCTTGCCGCCAAAGTAAGAGCCAGCGGCAGATGCTGCACCGCCGAGCGCAGCGCCGCCCAAGCGGTTCTCGTTCTCGCTGCCCGCGCCGTAGCCAGCACCAAAGCCGATATCCGTCGCCAGCGCTCGACCGGGGCCAGCGATCTTGCCGATGCCCGCCATGGAAGTCATGCCGCCTGCCAGGCTACCGGCCATCGTTTCAACTGGGAAAGCCTCTGCCGCGCTTTCCTTCAGCAGTTGAGCGCGCCGCTGCGCTTCCCCTTCGCCGTTGATGATCTGGGAGAAGCTGTCACCGCCAGCAAGGCCCGCAATTTCGTCGGACAGGCCGAGCGCGCCAACATCGGCAGCCGCGCCGATCGCTGCACCGGGGGAGGAATTGGCGATGGCAGACAGGACCGGGATGGGTTCGCGCCTGCCACCAAGGGGAACCGAGACACGGAAGGGCGTCCCACTGGCATCCCGCGCCGAAAGAGCCTCATCCAGTTCAGGCCCGTAATGGGGATAGCCATACTGATCGGATAGGGCGTTAAACTGCGCTCGCGTCGTTCCCGGCGTATCGACAAGCTGCTGCGCCTTAGCCGCGAAAGCGAAGTCTTCGGGTCGCGCATATTCCTGCGCGCCGGTCGGGTCTAGTTCTGCGTCACGAAGCTGCGGGTCGCCAACGGCATAGGCAGGCAGGGGCGTCGATCGGTCAACGTCCTGCACTTCCACCGCTTCGCCGGGGAATGCTTCAGCAGTAGGTGAGGGCGGGGGCGCTGGCGCCTGCTTAGGCTGTGTCGCGGTGGGCTCGCCACTGCGCTCGAACGCCATCAGTTCGCCGTCATCAACAACGGTGCCGGGCCACTGTGCCATTAGCGCCTCATCAGCTTTCCGTCAGTAGGACGGATGTAGAATGTGCCGGGCTTAAGGGCCATCGCCTCCTGCACCGAACGGACGCGGACAGGTGCGCCACCACTCTGACCACCCTTGGGCATTCCGCGCGCCTTGTAGGTCTGCAAGTCCTTGACGATGCGGTTCAGGGATGCCTTGAACTGGTTTTCGCTTTGCTTGGTCGAGAGCGCACCTATCGCAGCGGTCAGCTTCTCACCTTCCGCATTCGACAAAGCGCCCATCCCCTTCATGGACTGCACCATAGGAAGGAAAACCTGCGCCTTCATCGCGTCCATCTCGGCATTGAAATCCGCTGCATCGGTGCCGGGAACAACCCACCCGCCAAGAAGGCCGCCTGACAACCCTTTGACACCAACAGCGGCCGAAAGCCCGGGGTGAGTGCCAAGCCGCGTCGCGGTGTCTATGGCACGGTCGAAGGCGTCCAGCGCGGATTGGGAATAGGCCCCATTTGCTTGTTGCCCGCCGCCCTTGATCGCGGTCGGGATGCCATTGGCCTGCATATACCATGACTGCGCCGGATCTAGGCCAGCGGCCTGCACCTCTTGCGGCGTCATTTGACGCGCTTGGCTGCCGGGGCCTTTCGGAACCGATGCGACCGCGACGGCTCCACCGCCTCCGGTGTTCCCCGTCTCGAACTCGCGCATGGCTTGAGCCAGAATAGGAACCTGAGCCGGACTGATCTTATCATTCGCGCCGATACCGAGTTTTCGTGACACATAGCCGATATAGTTCGAGATCGACGCGCCGCTGTTCTCACCAGCAGGGGCGTAGCGGTTGATGATCTTGGCAGGGGTGTCGAAGCCCTTGGCGACATAGTTCTGCGCCAGAAGCCGCTCCTGGGCCGCCGCACCCGCGCCAGGTTCGAACTTCGCGAAGACACCGTCGCTGCCAATGTAGCCCGGCTGAGAACGCGCCCAGGGACCGTCCTTGATGTTGCCGGGGTTGCCATTCCGCTCGCCGCGCGAATTGCCGCCAGACGACCCACCGCCCCCGCCAGATCCGACGCCACCGGGTTCAAAGCGCGTCTGCCCTTCAGACAGGGTAAAGCCCGGTTCAGGGTCGCGATAGTCAGTGACCCAATTGCCGTTCTCGTCATAGTGGCCGATGGCGCGGCCCACGACCTGCCCCTTGCGCGTACCCTCGTTGCCCGTGCCCAACTGCTCCACCACGGACGAGAACTTGTCAGGCACAACGCTCGCCATGAACAGGCCAAGCTTACCCTTGACGGTATTAATCGCCTTGGGATCGCCCGACTTCAGCGCGGCAAGCTGCTCTTCGTCGTCGGACGTATCCTGCCCGGCCTCACGGTCAGCAGTAATCCGCCCTTCAAGCTGCTTGATTGCGGCATCAGTGTTACCTGCGTTCAGGGCTGACCAGATACCTGCCGCCTGTCGAAGATTGGACCGCTGCTCCAGCTGGTCCATCTGGTCCCAGCTTGTCTTGAGCGCGTCTTTGAATTGCGGGAACCGAGCGATCAGCGCAGAAACGCGGCGCATATCACCGCTTTCAAGTGCTGCCTGCACCTCCTCCGCATAGATCTTCTGCTGCTGGGTTTCGACAAGCCCCTGCTGCACTTTCTGATTGATGAGTGCGGTCTGGGCTTGAGATTCCAAGACTTGCTGATCAGCTTGGCGCATCTGCGCCTGCCCAAGCGAACGCTGAATTTCGCGCTCCAGCACGTTAGGCACAAGCTGTTGCGCCTGACCGAGCAGTCCGCCGTAGTTGAATGGGTCGGCCATCAGAGCTTAATCCCCCCGCCGCCAAAGATTGACGAGAGGACGCTTTCAAGCCCGTCACCAGCGGCCTTCCATTGCCCTGCCGTAATTCCGCCCTTTGCCAGCGCCGCGCCAGCAAGTGCCTGCCCCTGCTGGGTCATGGAATTTCCGATATTGGTCGCAGCATTGGCTCCGAATGTGCCCAAGGAGCCTGCCGCGCCTTGGCCCATGTTCGCAATGCCACCGAGATTGGCGAGTTGCTGTTGAATGACCTGCGCGAGTGTATCGGCGCGGAAGTTGGCGAGAGCGCCCTTCATGTCACCGCCTCGAAGCGCGCCGGTAGCGGAGGCGTTTTGAAGCAACGCGTTTTCACCGTTGCGGATCAGTGATGAATAGAGCGGAGATTGCATGAGGGCGTCAATTGCGCCCTGCTGCGCCTCAACCCCGCCACTACCCCCGCTAGTGTAGGCGGAGATGTCCCGTCGCGCTCCATCCTTGTCGTAATGATATTTGCCAAAAGCCCCGATGTCACCGCCGAACGTGTCACTTTTCGTGCCGCGAATTGCGTTCCAGTTCGCTAGAGCATCTGGATTGGCGCGGACATAAGCTTCCCAATCGGTCGTGCCAGGCGTGCTGATGCCGAGCAGATTTCCAATTTGGCCCAGCGCACTTGTCCCGGCGCCAAGATAGGGCGCAAAGTTATCTTGCGTAATGTCGAATTGGCGGCGCTGCTCACCGATAGCCTTATCTGCGGCCTGAACCTGAGCCTGCGCCGCCTTGTTTGCAGCCTTCTTCTGGGCGTTGCCGCCAATGATGGAGGTTGCCGCTCCAATGATTGATCCGAACAGGCCCATTCAGCAATTCCCAACCGCGCGATTGGGTGGACAGTGCGGAATGGCTCAAACCGCCGCCATTAATGCTTTGCGGTAGGTCATGGCGCCCGGTAGGCTCCGGAAACCATAATGATCGAGCCGTCTGCCGCTGGATAACTGTTGTCATAATTCTTGATATCGATCGTAGAGCCGCCAGCAATCAGCGTGGCGGTGAGCGACTTTCCACCCACGCCGCGATCCCGCCCAACGAACACCGCATCATTGCCACTCGCCGCAGAGAAGGGAAGTGTTGCACGCAATGTACCGGCTCCGGTCCCGTTCGTGGTTATGACGATGTTCATGGAAAAAACCATCAAGGCTCCCTCCCTGCGATATTGGCAGGTGGCGGATGATGTGGTGATAGTCCCGGTCGTCGCACTGATCGACGGGACGAAGCTCGTCACCCACGCATTAACCTGCGCGCGCGCCACCTCATACCAGTTGGTGCCATCGCTCATGACTGTGAGCGTGTCACCCGCCGCCATGGCGAAATTCACATTGTCCTTGAGCCGTATATTGCCGCCGACGAGGACGGTGAGAGCGGATGCGATATTGAGCGTCAGCCGCCGTCCGGCATATCGCTGCGGGCCGCTAATGGTGCCGAAGTTAGTTGTCCCGGTGACAGCCATCACCTCGTCAACACCATTCGGGACCAGCGTTGCGGCCGAGGCAAGAGAAGGCATGTAAGCATTCGCGATCTGCACATTGACATTGCGGAAGGTGCAGTTCCGATAGCGCAGGATCGATGTTGCCGCCTGGTTCTCGATGGCGGTCGCCAGACCGGCGAAATCCACTCCAATGATCGACACTTCCGCCGTGCCGGTGTTCTCATTCTTAATGCCGATACCGTTCGGCGCTGTAGGATCATTGCGCAGCGAGCCGCCGATGACCTGGACCGAACCGCCTTGGATGCGGATGGCGTTCGTGGTCGTGACCCAGATGTTCGTGCTGGAGAATGTAACGCCCAAGCGCCCACTACTGGTCGTGCAGTAGACGTGAGCACCATATTGCTTGCCCGCGACTTGGCCGCCGATGACGCGGATTTCGCTCGCGTCCCCGTCGAAGAGATAACCCTTCGATCCGTCCGTGCTGCCGGGCGGGTGGTCGTGGCTGACGTTCAGGAATGTGACCGAATGACCGTCCGTGACCTGACAGCCGACAGCATAGCCAAAGCTGAAGCTGTTGGTGACCTTGGTCCAGTCGTTCTTGCCGGTGAGCTTGATGAAGGCGCCCGAGCGCTTCAACTGCGCGTCCCCAGCTTCCGCGACCGACCCAACCGTCACATAGGGCCAAAAATGGACCTTATCGATATAGGGCACGTCATAGGCGTTGTGCAGCCAGATACCGTTGATGCAGTCGCCATGGACATTGAAAATGCGGGTCCGATTGTTCTGCGCTGCCGGGCCTACGGTGGTCGTGTCCTGCGATTTCACGGCATATTCAAAACCGAGAATGTCCAGGTTTTCGAAGATATGGTCGCCCGTATTCGTCGCCAGCGTGAACGCAGTCCCGGTGAAGGTTGAGGCGACCTGCGCGCTGGTGATGCCGTAGGCCAGGCCATCGCGCTTGACCATAAGATTGCGTGCGCCGGCACCGTTGCGGACAAGGAATGTCGCAGCCGGGTCGAGGATTAGTGTAGCGCCGCGATTGCCGTCAGATGATGGGTAAATCTGCCCATGCTGCGCACTTTCGCCCTCCAGCACGATACCATTATGAATGGTCACGCTGGCCGCAAAGCGCCGTCTCCCGGTGATCCGGACAAGCCCCCCTCCCGTAACGGACAGAAGGCGGGTGATGGCAGCGGTCAGAGCGGGTGAACTATCTCCGGTTTCGTCCGCAGGGCCGCCGAACGCAAGATCATCAAGATGAACCTGAAGCGCGGTCTTCCAGCCAATTGAGCCGCGGGTGTAGGCCTCCGTGACGACCATAGGGATGGTGCCCGAGCCGATGTCATATTCATCAGCAAGGGTTAGCCGCCCCTTGGCGTTTACGGCGAAGGAAGGGATTTTCAGCGGAGCGCCGTAGGTTCCGGCGTCCACGTCTGTATCCGACAACCCGATCGTCAACTCGCCTCCAGGGCCGCCATCGGTCAGGCTAATTTCACCATCGCCCGTCAGCACGCGCTCATTGTTCAGAACGTCGCTCGGGTCCAGCGCGATCAAGGAAGCTTTCTGAATGCCGCCGACAATTCCCGCCAGCCCGTTACTATTGGCGCTCAGATTCTCGAACGCGCGAATAGTCTCAGGGCTTTTGATGAACTCACCCAAAAGCTTCCGACTGAGGATCGCGGGCTGAATATCCATTCCTATGCCCCCAAGGGCTGAATGGCCGCATCCAAGCGTGCGAATGCCGCCATGCCCTCATCCGCCTCACGAAAGCGCAGGCCTATCCACTGATTGAAGCGGACATTGGGCCGCCATTGAAGCCGCACGGCTTTCTCACCCGCCCTGCCAGCCGTCACGGCGCGCTCTTGCGACCATGACACGCCATCGATCGTCCAGGACATGAAGATGCGCGGATCAGCGCCGAGCGGAGCGCGACCTGGAAGACCGTTCAGCTCCACTGAATTGATGATCCCTCGCCCCGCCTCATTGTAGAGCAGGGCGGTATCGATCCGGCGCCCGGTGACAGTTCCGAAATGCTTTGAGGTGGTAATGTCGATGTACCCGATATTACCCTCAGCATCGCCTACCCAGCGCTTGCCATAGGCCAACACGCCATTGCGCCCACGATAGGCCTGATCCGCCTCCACGCCAGAGGCGTAGATCGCCCAAACCTTGCCCTGCGTCTTCTGAGAGGCCGTAGCATAATAGACGAGCGTCTTGCCCGGCAGATGGATGAGAAAGCGCTGCTCGTCGGAATCTACGCGGGCCTCGCACTGGATGGCGGAGGCTTCGTCGTCGGTCAGCTTTGCCAGTTCGTCGTCAACAAACTTTGTCGATAGTTTCGACGCGTCGCCGTTGCCCGCGAGATACACCCCAAGCGCTTCGTCTTTGGCCGAGCCGACAAAAGCGAAGCTCTGGAGGAATGGGGCCTTGGCCTTGGTTCCGACGATGCCAAGCGGGATCAGCGCGCCGCTGTTACGGGCGAAGGGGAAACCAGTTGACCCAGCATTGGCGAAGTTCTCGATCGTGTAGCGGTTGCAGGCATATGCCTCGCCGCGCACCTTGATGAGGCCAAGGATAGGATCAGGGTCCTCTTCCGAAGAACCATATTTCAGCGGATCGATCGCGGTCGGGTTGTTCAATTCCGTGACGACCAGAAATTCCCCGTCCGTCATCAGAAAATAGCCATCGATCCAGATGCCGTCGATAATCAGGCCAAGGTCTGGGTCGGTGATCTGCGTTAGTGAACCATTCCAGAGATAGACCCGCTCGCCCGAACCGATGGCGAGATAATCGAAGGAATAATCGAACCAGCAGGGACCGCCTTCGCCAACATCCGCCAATTCAGTGATGGTGCCCGATGCGTTCAGGCTGTTGAACTTCGTACCGATCACCCGGTACGGTGTGCCGTTCCAGTTGATCCCGCTACGATCCTCGCCCGTCCCCTGGTCGGTACCCGTGATGCCGGGGGCAACACGCATATAGCCGTCCGACAGGCCCGTCTCCATGATGACAGGCTCGCGGTTGACCGGAATGCTTTCTATGAAGTCGCCCACGCTATCCGCATAGATTCCCTTGAGGATCGGGATGCGGGGCATCAGCAGCGCCTGCCTGATGGCATGAAGAGTGAACCCCAGCCCCAGCGGCGATTGCCCGCCCCCGCCACGGTATTTCGCGCCCAGCCCTGCACAGCCTTTTTCGCGCACATGGTGGAGACGACCGCCATGGATTTGGCGAGCCTCCCGCGAGACTCCGCACTCATCTGCTTGCCCATCGCCGGGGCAATGGCCATGGCAAGGCTGATCGCAGCGCCATTGATCGCCGCGTCAGGGATGCCGGAAACATCCTCAAGGTCGCCGCCGCCGAAGGTCGCGGGGAAGTTGTAGCCTAGATCCTTGGACGACTGCGCCCATTCCGCCATCAGGGCGTCTAGCTTGCGAAGGCCGCTGAATAGCTCTTCGGGCGTGACGTTGAACTCGTAGCCAGCCAGCGAGCATTCCTCATAGGCCATTTCAACGATCTGGCGCTTGGTGGACGTGGATGGGCCGAGAGCGGAAGCGTTCGCCACGATCTGGATGATGAACGTCTGTTCCAGTGTCTGAGGGTCGGCTTCGTCGGTGATGATGGTCGAAACGATCGTCGCCATCTCGCAATCCAATCCGCCCGAGATCGTTGCCGAGATAACGGTATCGGTGTTGGCGACGTTGGACAGCGTGATCGTGCCGTCCTCAACCGCGAGAGTAGCCGAAGCAATCAACGCGCCATTCAGCCGCCCGATCCAGCTAAAGGAGACGTTGCGAACCTCGTCAGGGTCTTTGGTGCCCCAGGATATGCTCATATCATGCCACCACCGGTAGGGAACCGCGAGCAGTGAACAGCGCTACGGGATTGGTGATATCGATCCTCCCCGCCGCCCTGTAGCCAGCGGCATATGCAACTGCCGATTCCCAGTCATTCGCGTACCATGTAAGCGTATCAGCCGGAGGACTGCCGCCCGTCCCGCCAGCTACCAGCCCATGAGTGAACAGGTCCACGACGACGCCATAGACCGCCGCTCGATCGATGAGGCGCTTTACCTGCGTCAGTGTCAGGCCGCCAATGTTGACGCGGCCCTGACCGATCAGTTTATACCCAAGATTATATTCGTTCGGGTGGCCGTTCCACGCGATGCCGGTCGACGCCATTTTGAACCCGGCCGCGATCAATGCCGCATCAGTAGAAGCGTTGTTGGACGACAGTGGATAGGCGAAGAAATCGAGTGCATTCCCAAGCCCGGCAGCAGCAAAGGCTGCGCGGGAAATGGCG